CAATATATTCAAATGTGTGAGAACTTGCAACAATTTTACTTTGTTGGAAGAAGTATGATGTAGAACCAACCCCTACCGTATTAATAAGATTTTCTGCAAGTGTTAATGTAGTAATTCCAGAGACGATAGGTGTAGCACTATTTATTGTGTAATAAGTATCTACCATATTGGTAATTACAGTAGCAGTGTTTATTCCACTCTGAGGTCCAGAAATAGTAACTGAAGGAGTGGAAGTATATTGACTTCCACTACTAATAATAGAAATCTCTGTTACAATACCATTTTCAATAGTAGCAAACGCCGATGCAGTTTCTCCATTTGGACCTGTAGGGGCATCAATAGTTACAGTTGGTGCTTGAGTATATCCAGTTCCACCAGAACTAACAGTGATACTTTCAACAGACTTAAATAGTTGGTCAAAATAAACCACTTGACCATCATAAGGTCTTGTAGTTGACGACCCAACATCAATAGTTACATTATCTTGACCTATAGCTGCAGAAGAAGTGACAATTCCAGTAAATTGCTGTGAGCTCACACCATCAGCAACTAACCCCTGAGTTCCAAAACTACAGTTACTATTTGCTAAATCTGCTTGTCCGCCTTTATGAACTGTGATTGCTTTGTCACAACAAATAGTAAATACTGAAACTAATTGTGCATAACCTTCATTTGTAACTGCAACACCAACACCACCTTGATTATATTGTGTGAACGCATCAACATTCATTGACTTAGTTTTGACTGCCTTGTCACCATCGACTCTAATACCAGTTCCAGTAGTGGTGTCACTAGTACAGTTTTGGATATATGGACCTTTCCACTTACCACCACCAACATTAGTAGCACCCGCAGTTGGAAATGCAACAGCAGCTGCTGGAGCCAGATGACCTGAGAAGGTCATATTTGCTAACTTACAACCTTTATTAACATGGAACAAATCGCTGGTAGTGTTGTTTGGTAAGACCTTAACACTTCTTAGATCATCACCAACAACTGAAACAAAGGCAGGAACTGTAATAGGATTACTTTCAACATAGTTACCAGACAATACTTTGATGACAGATCCAGATTGTGCAACTCCTACAGCACTAGCAATAGTCAATTTTGCATTATCAATAGATGTTCCATTATTAGTATCATTACCATCTTTGGCAACATAAAAAACATTTGGTGCAGAGTTAATACCAGTGGCACCAGAATTAATTACTACATTACTACCAATAGTTACCTGAGAGTTGGTAATAGTAACAATTCCAGTTGTAATAGTTTCATTATCTCCATCAATAGTAATAGATGCAGTACCAATTGTTAGAATTCCCGTGATTCTTGCATCACCACGAACTAAAAGGGCAGTTGTTGCTGTCCCAGCGTTGACTTCAATACCACTTCTAAATGTTGAAAGACCAAGAGAGTCTACATGTTTGACATCATCATAAGTAATTGTTCCACCAACAGATACATTCCCAGAGAAAAATCCATCAACAGCAGTTATAGATCCAGCAATACTAATATTATTGGGGACATCATTTGTTCTACCTGCACCATAAACAAGAATGGCACCATTTCCTGTAGATTTTTTAAGAACAACGGCAATCTTTTGAACAAGATGTGTTGGGTCAGTAGGTCTTACATTTGTAAGTCCTCCACCAGGAGCAACATACAATTCATCTGCAACTTCAAACGCAGATGTATTGACACCTTCAAGTTCTCCATAAACGATAATTTGTCCATTTGTATTGTTTTCTAGGGTAGTTGAAACTACACCTTTTGCAGGCATTGTTGTTGAGTTGGATGCTCTTGATTCCTCAACGTCTAATCTGTTCTGTCCACTGTTATATGCAACTTGATATACAGGTGTTCCGATAGTTAGTCCATAACCAATGTTTTGGTTTCTAACATCAAGGACAAGTTTTGATGCAGAATCAGCATCTCCACCACCTCCACCACCTCCTCCCAAGGCAGTACTAGCAATACCTACCCACTTAGATCCATCATAAATTAAAAGTTTATTAGTTCCTGTTGTCTGATCAAAACTAACATCATCAAGATCTTTGATGAATCCTGCTCCACCACCACCCATCGTTGAGAGTTGAGTAGTAATCCTATTAATGAACAATCTATAATGATTTGATAGATCATCAAGAGTTGCAAACTTCTGATCAAGTGGTGTCAATGGATCAGTTTGTCCACCTGTTTTTTCTTTTACTGATGGTGGTTCATTGAGGAGATAATTTTCTTGTAACTGTTTTTGGTCTTTCTTAATTAATGAAGCAATATCTCTAAGTTCACTAACAGTTACTTTTAAAGAATCAATATCTTTTGTAATAGAAGATATTTCACTGTCATAATATTTGACCTCTGGAAGTGAATTTACTTCCTCTTTAAGATCATTAAAAAACTTTAAGAGAGTCTCATCTGTTTTAGTACTTTGTTCGTTAACAGAAGTAATTTCTTTTTCTAACTTCTGTTTTAACTTATTCTGCTCACTGAGAATTGCTTTCTTTAGTTTCCTATCATCGTCCTTAAACTCTCTATGATATTCCCAAACTTTTGATGATGATTCACTCAGTTCAGAATATATTTTATCTCTAGTTTCTGCTAATTGGATATTAGTCTGATTAATTTTTTCACTAATACTATCTTTAAGATTTTTGACATTTACATTTTGTTCAAAATCTTTTACCTGAATAGTTTCATTGAGCTCTGATACCTCAAAAGATATCTTCTCTTTAATTACGTCAAAATGTCCCTGAACTTTATTAAAATCTTCGTCAATGGTATTGAAAGTATTTCCAATCCATTTAAAAACAGGTACATCTCCAGATTTTACTTTATCAATTTCTTCTACAAGGGAAGATATATCACTATCGTAGTGTTTGATCTCGGGTAAAGATAATACATCTCCCCTTAATTGAGTTATTTTATCATTGATATGTTCAATATCATGATCATAATACCTTATTACTGGAATTTCAGGTATTTTTGATTCAATTTCAGTTAATTTTTCCTCAAGATTTTCATTCTTTACATCTAAGTCATCAATTTTATTACTTTTTTGATCAAACTGTGTAAAATATTCCTCAATATGAGTTAGTTTACTACTTAAATTATTTAATTCCTCATTATAATGTTTTATTTCTGGTATTTCTGGTATTTCTTTTCTTAAATCATTAACGAGACGTACCAATTCTGTCCATTCTGGAACAGTCTCTGATAAGACATGATTAATATTTTCTGTTTCCTCAATAAAAATTTCTTCTTTAGACGATTCTGAAAGATAATCTTTTACTGATGGAAGTTTTTGATCTTCTTCTTTGGACGATTCTGCAATATAGTCTTTTATTGATGGAAGTTTTTGATCTTCTTCTTCTTTGGTCGATTCTGAAGTATAATCTTCTACTGATGGAAGTTTTTCATTTTCTTCTTTAAAATCTTTATATGAGGGTAAGTTACTATCCTCTAGATAATCATTTATTGATGGCAAATCCTCTTTGTTAGACATTCTATCAGTAATAATACTTTGGGATTTCTCTCCCTGATACACTATTTATCAGTATTACTGTTCTTTGTAATCTAAAAATGTTCCGTGTTAAGTGGAAATACCTGCTGTTATTATAGCAGAACCTTCAACCATTCTTGTTACTGCTCCAGTAGATGAGGTTAAAACAACATCATATTGGTATCTTCCTGGTGACAGCTTTGTGGTGACAGGTGATGTCATTGCAATAGAAACTTTTGATGTTATGGTATTAATACCGACAGCAAAATTGTAAATGATTGGTGAGTCTGGATATTTTTTTAACTTGGATATCCCAGTAAATCCTACAAGATTAGAAAGAGATCCATCAGAATTAGTAGAAGTGAAAACTTCACTAAAATCTGCCCCTTGTGGGATGACAATGTTAATTGCAGGAGTGGCAGCCATTTCTTATCTTTCTAGTTATTTATCTTTACTGTTTTGTTTCAACAGTTTTTGTAACTCTGCAGTAGAACCAATGAATAATGCATTGTTAACAGTTGTTGGACCCTTAAGGTCCTTTTCTTCACTTACATCTTTTAACTTTTGTTGAAGTGTAAGTAACTTATCTGTTGCATCTGCTACGTTCTTGATCAACTGACCAGCAACTTCATATGCTCTTGGCATCTCACTTTCTTGGGCCAATTCCAAAATACCATTGATTGCCTCTTGACCTTTCTCAATAATAGAATATAAATTACCTCTGGTATATTCATAATCTTTTTTAATATCTTCAGATTGTGATCTAATATTCTCAATTTTTTTCTCTACAACAGGTTCTACTGGTGTAGTCTCTATTTCTGTGGAGGAAACATCAAAAGTTTGGTCCAATTCATCATACTTTTTAGTCATAAATTATCCTCAAAAAACATTACCATCGAAACCAAAGTTATCACCGATCTCAATCAGAGAGTTATCTGCAGCAGTGATCTTACCAACTTTTGCACCTAGTAGATGATTCTCAAGTGGTGTTTCATCTTTAGCCCTATCAACGATAAGTTTATTACCACTCTTGGATTTAACATACATCGACTCTTTGTCGATCATAATATAAGATCTAACTGGAATATTTGTTGCATCGTCAACTTCAATAACACCATCATCAAGATCAACATTTGTTGACAACAGGGTTACAACGTCTCCATCATAATTTTTGGTTGCTCTAGGAGTAACCTGATAGGTAAGATCTCTCTCTGCAGCTCTAGAACCTTTAGAACCGGCAATATAACCAATAGAAACCTTATCAATAATTTCACTACTAACATCCTTCACAGGACCGTACACGTATGTCTTCGCGGTAAATGTCAGTGTATATACAAGAGCCCTTCTGGTATCAAAATTACCCTCATAATCATCCTCCATCTGAATGGTATCAAGGTTGACCGGAACATACTTA